AGGGCGTACATTGGCTACAGCAGCACCGGCCGACAGCAGAGCATCATCGAGTACTTCGGCATAGGCTTCCGACAAGGCAGAGCGCAACAGGCCTTCAATTTGAGGCGTGGAACGTTCGGCAATTTCACGACTGAAAGTGGTAATGGCAGCGAGTTTGAAGCGGTTCATCACAGTAGACCCGAAACTGAACTGGGTCAGCGGGATGTAACCGGCTTCACCAACCCATGCTGGTTCGTGGCGGTTGCCGGCAGCTCGGGCATTGCGTCGTGGCATGGTAATACTGTTGAAGCCGTCGAAACTTACGCTTTGCGAGCGTGATGCGAGAGCAGCGGCGACCGAGATGGTTTTCAGGGTGTCGAGGAAGCCACGTACATCATTTTGCACGAGTTCTTGCGCCCAACCAGCGGTAGTGGTCATGGCAGGGTTGACGGCAGTTTTGTGCACGTAGTCAATGGCAGCTGCAAGGGCATTGTTGCCTTTGTAGCGTTCTGCCATGACTTGCTCGACAGTTTTCTTCTGCGCATAGGCAATGAGGTTGACGGCACCCATTTTCCAAATCATGCCTTCTTCGTCGGCCGATTTTTGACGGGCCGAGATAACAGCAGGTGCGTTCACTTCGCCATTAGCTGCTTGGGTGCGAGCACGGTCAGCCAGGGCTGCTTCTGCTTTGGTCAGTGCGTTGATACTGGCAGTGGACTTTTCAACTTGGCCGGTCAGTTCTTCAACTTGATGCAACAACGACTCATCATCGGGGTTGGCTTCGAGGGATTTGGTCGCAATGACCAACTCATCTTTTTTGGCAACAAGAGCGTCTTGTGCCTCTTTGATTCGTTCAGCAAGGGTTTTCATTGTCTTACTCCATAGACATAGCGATTGACACCAAGGATAGCACCCTTGGCACGAGTTATTGCTTCTTGTGGGTCGCCAGACTTGGCGTGTTTTCCTACGGCACTGGACGGCTCGTCGAAAAATTCTGCAATTTGGTCGTCCGACATACCGAGTGACTTCGCCACCATTACAGCGCGAGGATTCATAGGAACAGAGACCAGTGAGGCTTCCAGCAACTCAGACTCGAAGAACTTCATACCACGCGGTACGATAGGTTCAGCCTTGGTCGGGCGGAAGGTAATAGACACGGCCTTAAGGATTCCTTGCTCAATTAAGCTACGGGCAAGGTCAGCCATTGAACTGGTGCCTTTGGAGGCAAGATGCAAATCAGCAAGCAAAGCGTCACCATGTTGACGGATGTTTTTCCAGATACCAACAGGGAAGTCACCCATACGGTGATGGACAAGCGCGACTGGGTTAGCCTTGAAGTTTTTCAAGTCTAAACCTTTTAACATAACAATGTCACCGACACGGTCTGCCGTCTCCGTGGTCAACACGAAGGTCATCGTATCTGCGAGTTTACCAGCGCTAGATTTTACGACGGTTTTCATGGCAATGGCCCTTTTGACATTACTATTTCCATTATTAATTCTATCATAGAACATAATAAAAGTCAAGAAAAATATCGACAAACGTATCTGAACGTAGTCTGAATGAGAATTATTAACGGTTGACACGTATAAAATTTTATGATAGATAATTTTAACGGTTGACACGTATAAAATTTTATGATAGGAAATTTTGAAACTATTTATTGACAATAGTTATTAATAGTGATACAATGATTTTATGAAAAGAAATCTTAAACCACTAAACAAAAAGTTAAACAAACTTGTAGACTTTGGTAACAACAAAGTTGAAAAATTGAACAAACTCTACGTTCAGTGTAAGTTTGATGAAGCTGACAAATACTTTTGTCTTTTAGACACAGGTGAATGGGACGAAAAACAAGAAGACTTTGTGTACAACTGTGATGACAGTTTAGTTAATAGTCTAACAACAATGTTTGACGAAGCAATGGAGTATCTAAAAACTCTTGACCAACAATGGTTGCATAGTATTGGTGATGTTTTAGATACTAATATTGAAAACCAACTACGCAAGTGGTTGAAACTAAACGTATACAGTGTGCCAGGCGCACAATCATCACACAGTTGGACTAACGAAGTAGTGGAAGAGTGTTTACAGTCGTATCGTTCTACCATGCTTGACTTATACAACATGTGTAAAAAACGTAATAGTTGGGTCTAAGCAATCAAAGCTTTAACATCAAAGTTATGTATTACTGAGCGTTCAAACGACCCAAGCGCCATAATACTGGCTACAGCCGGGTCAATTTTGCCATACGACTTTGCCTTAGTTAGTTTTCGATTGCCTGCTGCATCTTTTTCTAGTACAGCGTTTGAGAATGCCCATTTTAGTACAGGGTCACCACCATGGGTCAGTTTAGAGTTTAACAACAACTCTTCCACTGCTTCCACTGCTGGACTCATGTCCTTAAAGCCCTGCCCATGTGGTACAAGAATATCTACCGGAAACTCAGGGCGTAACTTTAACAACTCGTTTTTGAGTATGTCAAAACGCCAACGGTCAAAGTTGATTCGCTGTACGTCAAACATATCCATCAAGTTGAGTATGTGTTGGGCTACAAATGAGTACTCTACAGAAGCGCCTGGTGGTGTTTCAATAAAACCTCGTTGTATCCAGTCAAGGTACGGTGCACGTGATAGTCTAGCCAGTTCAGCAATATTGTCTTGTGGTAGAAACGACTTACAGTGAAGGGCATAAGTACCATCTGGTTTTTGTATAGCCATTGCTACTGAGCTTAAGTCGTTTCTTGACGAAAGGTCAATACCAAGGTGGACCACACATCCGCGCAACTCTTCAAGTTCAAATGGAACTGCACATTTTTTCCATACTGATGGAATCACAAAGACTGCCACAGCTGCAGTTCGTTGGTTTAGGTAAAGGTTACGAAAAGTCATTTCCATTGACGGTGAGTTTTTAGCTTTAAGCGCATATGACCTCATTTCGTCGATTGAACGGAAAGAGCCTAAAGCTGGGTTACAACGATGCCAAACTTCTTCGTCCCAAATGGTTAAGCCCTCAGCTTCTAGTTCCTCGTCTGTCGGGGCACTGTAGTCAACAAGTACAAACGATGGGTCGTCAATAGAGCCATCATTAACATTTCTTCCGTAGTCAACCAACTGTGAAAGTAAAGCTTCGTCGTTTGGCGCTTGAGTTGAAATAACGATAAACAATGGTTGTTTCTGAGCGCCTTGTGAAGATTGCAACACATCGTATAGTACCCGATTTGCACCCATCTGTGCGAGTTCGTCAAAAATTACCACGGCCGGGTTTAACCCGTGTTTAGAACGGGCTTCTGACGAAATAGAGTGGTAGGACGACGAGTTTTTAGGACAAAACACTCGCTTACTAGAGTCTACGCATTTTAACAACCCTGACAACTCTTCGTCCGAGTGCACAATGGTAGCAATAGTACGGTAGATGATAGCAGCCTGTTCACGTTCAAACGCGGCGCTGATGATTTGTTCATTGTACCCTGCGAGTGGGCCAACAAGGTGGCAAATCACCAACGCTGCAATAAGGGTAGTTTTACCGTTTTTACGTGGAATTGTTAACACTGCTTGTCGTACTTGACGTACAGTTAAACCTTTTGAGTTTGTTGTAACTGGCCCGTAGACTTTTGCTATGTAGTCTTTTTGAAAGTCATCGAGCACAACCATTACGGTTGGGTCTTCGAGCGACGGAAGTGTTTCGATAAACTCGATAATATTTTGTACTAACTTTTTATTGAACGTCATTGTTTTCACCAGCCCCAAACATTAAACTACTACGTTTATTACCAACTTTGCCTTCTACCATTTCACGCATAGCGTTGGCAGTGTCCTTTGCGGTTAGTATCCTGTCTTGAGTTTTTTGTGCGAGACCTCGTTGTGGTGACAACCTGAGTTTAGTTGCAAGGAATCGCATTTGTGATTGCAACTTTTGAATTTGGGATAACTCGTCCATATCCATACCGATTGCAGACTGTCCCATAGTAGTTCGTATAGAAGCTACACACCAACAGTACTGTGCCAATAAGTCGTACTCGGTTTGTTTGAAATGCATTTCTGGAGCGTTTTGTAGTAGCTCTATCCAAATGCGTCTGGCACTATCCATCAGGTAATCTGGTGGTGGTGTATCTTTACCCATATACGAATTGACATCATCGTCAATCAGCTTTTGTAAGCCTTCTAGTTCAGCGTCGAGGTCAGTTTTTAGTCCAAGACGCTCTTGCATAGCGTTTTGGGCTATGCGCTTGGCCTTGCCGTTCTTTAGTGCTAGTTCGTCGAAACTTGGCATAACTATCTCCGTTTTCTCGATTATATCATAGGTAAAATCAATATTCAACCGTTGATTCTTTTTTTCAAATGACCCGGACCACAAAGATGACTACACCCACGACGACTGCCTCCCAACTGATCGCCCAGCGCATCTCGGTTACGAACGGTCGCATCTC